AGGTGCGCCAAAATAGCCACAACCGAAATCATCGCATTTTCTTTTCTTAAATATTTTAGTTGGGCTTTTCATTTTTTAAACTACATCTATTATCCATCCTTTGGTTATTAAACTTGCGTGTGCTGTATCACTAGCAGACGTTCTAGTTGCCGCTCCTATTTGATTATTCATATAAATATGCATAAATTCATTCAATCTTAAATATTTATAATCTTCAATAGTATTAACAGTAACTAAATTATTTGTATCTATATTTATTAGGAAATTATCTAATTGCGTAGCTGAAAAACTACAACCTCCTACATGGTAATATTGACAATTAATTGTCTTACTAATATTAGATATAAAGTTAGCATCAGTATTTAATGCTAAACAAGCAGGAACTTCTAACTTTAATAAATTATTTAATGTTGTAGGTAAAACTAAAGTAGTTAAAGCTGTATTATGGATATTTATATATTCAATTCCCGCATTCGGTATTGTTATAGAAGTGATATAATTATTAAATAATTCAAAATATTTTAATAATGTTTGATTTGATATATTTATAGTAGTTATTGAAGCATTGTTAGTACGCAATCTTAATGTTGTTAAAGCTGTTAATGGGGTTACATCAATAGCAGTTAATGAATCATTAGAAACTACTAATGTTTGTAATAAAGTATTAGTAGATAAATCAATACTTGTAAAACTACCTTTTACCTGATAAGTTACTAAATTAGTATAACCAACAACACTAATAGCCCCAATATTTTCAACAGGACCATATAAAGGTCTAGTTAATATTAAACTTGTCAAATTAGTCTTAGTAGTAGGTAACGTAATACTTGTTAAAGTCATTTGTGTAATTTCTATTGAAGTTGCTAAATTATTAGCAGATAAATCAATAGTAGTAAAAGGAACGTTATTTATAAGAATAGATGTTAAATTAACATTGTTAATTAAACTTAAAACTGTTACACTTGTTAAATTTATTAAAGTTAATTTTGTTAATGTAGTATTACTTGATAAATCTAAAGTTGTAATATTGGGTATATCTTGTAAGTATAAAAAAGATAATAAATTATAAGGAACTAAATTTAAATTATTTGTTTGGCTACTACCTCTAATATATAAATATGATAAAACAGTGTTAGTAGGTAAAGTTAAAGTTGTAACTGTTAAATTAAATAAAGTTAGACCCGTTACACTTGTATTACTTGAAAAGTCAATAGTAGTTTGTGTTAAAGACCTTATATCAATAGATATTAGAGAAGTATTATTTAAAGTAGTTAAAGAAGTAATTATACTTTGATTGTCTAGAGAGAGTGTCTGTAATAAAGGCATTTTTGTAATAGATAAATCCCATGTAGTTATATTACAACTTGCTTTTAAAGTAACTAAATTATTAGTTGTAGTGGGTAAAATTAAAGTTGTTATTATAGTGCTTAATAAATCTAATGTTACTAAATTAACATTATTAGTCAAATCTAAACTAGAAACAGCTTTTGAACTGTAATACTTTAATTCTGTTAAATTAATATTATCTGTTAAATCTATTCCAGAAAGATTTGATTGAAATGGTATAATTAAGTTTGTTAAATTAATCATTCCACTTGTATCAAGTGTAAGAATAGGAAAAGCACTTCCTTGATTTGGATCACCAATACAAAATATATATGTAATATTTAGTTTATTTGCTTTTAGCATATAAATATCACTTATACCAGTTTTAGAACTTAAATCCCAATCAATACCATTTGATAATAATGTCATATCAGAAATAACATTACTGTTTAAAAGAAAAGCATACATTAAAGATGATTGTGTCCCACCAATTACAAAACCATTAGTAATAGCAGTTGTTTGTGTTGTAGCAAGTTTAAATATACCCATATCCTCACTATCAAGACTTTTTAATTCTCGAAGTAGATTATTATTTACTTTTTTAAGTAAATGTGTAGATATACCGTTTATTTTAGATACTGCTGTGCTCATTTATAATATTTGTGTGAAACTAAGGTCTGGGTTAAAATGAAATACAAAATCTTTATTTATATATCCTACAATTCTTACAAAGCTTCCCGTACCTAATAAAAGCATAGCTGGTTCATCTATATATAAACCTCCTGTGCCTAAGTATAAAACATCTCCAATAGTTGTATCTAAATTAGGTGCTGATATTGTAGTTTCAGAAGAAAACTTGCCTGTATTATTAGCAGTTATATTCTCAAAAGCAACTAACAGTTCACTTTTGGCATTTAATTCGTTTGCATTACTTGCCAACCAATATTTACCATCTGATTTAAGGCAGCAAATAGCCCCTTGAAACAAAGTTTCTCCTGCTGTTTCTGTCCTTATATTATTAGTTAAATCATCTATTAAATCTTTTAAAACTTTACCTTGATTAGCTGACAATGCCTCAATAATTGAGGTAGATAATAAAGTATTATTAATAGTAGTATTTAATAATCCAGCTAATTTATTCTTTTCAGAAGTTGTGTAATCGTTTGTACTTAATCCTTTACCAGTTACTTTATCTACTTTACCATCATTAAGAACCTTACCTTGATTAGCGGATAAAGCATTAATAGCACTTGTAGAAGTTAAAACATCTTCAACTACTGTAGTTGTTGCGGTGGTTTTTAAAACTAAACCATTATCTGTTAAATCGTCATTATGCCAAATATATTCGACAATTTTATTAGCTTCTAATACACCAACTGTTTTACCATTTCTTACTGCTAACGGTACACCTGCTTTTGCAGATGCTATATCAGCCCAAGCTTCATTACCACCACCATAATACCAATCGCCATTACCTTTAGTAGTACTTTTAAATTTTCCTGATATTTCTAAATCAAAATTTGCCATTTTATGAAATTGTTATTTGATGGTTGTGTGATGTACTATAAGGAACACCTTGAGTTAAGGTATAAAGTGTTCCAACTACTGGTGTTCCTCCAGCATCATTAACTGATAAAGCACTTGCTATATAAGTAGNAGTAATATTGGCNTTNAGAGCGTCTAAATCAATAACGCTTACTAGATTTACNCCATTAGGNANCCAAAANTGAAAATTAAGTTCTGTATTACCTGTAACAAGATTAAATACATTCCCTGCATTTTGAAATCTACTAGAAGGCAACGCTCTTGCACTAACTGAATCAGTTACTAAAGTAGCAGTTGGTCCAAAGAATATTTTATAATATCCAGTATAAGATAATATATTACTATTTGCAGTTCCTGCTGGAATAGTGTCAATAACAGGATTACCTAAATTATCATTTTTACTACTAGTTAATGCATCATACCCCATATCTACTTGATAGAGTATTGCAGAATTTGTAAATATTGTAGTCTCTGATTTAGTTGTAGTTAAATTAGGGCCACTTATAATATTACCATCTTTTTTAAAAGTATAAGCATTAACTGGTCCTCCGTCATTTATAGTAGGAGATGCAGTTAATAAATGTACTAAAGTAGTCCCAACTTCAGTAGTATTATTTGGAGGAGTTGCACTACTTAAACTAACTGTTGGATTATCCCAAGGTGGTATTATTGATTCTTGTGCAATATTTGTAACCAATAAATCTATTGTAGTAGAAATTGGTATTGTATCTCCATCTATATACTTGCCAATAGATTTTCCTATTGGTAAATGTACATCTATAGGAACAGTAGTTCCTCCTCCTGTATCTAAATTATCTAAATCTATAGGAACAGTTACAGTTAATAAATCTGTTTTTATCTTACTTGCATCTGCTTTAATGGTATTAGCAGCTATATTAGCAGCATCTACTGCTTCTTTATTATATAAATCAGCAGTATTTGCCTCAATAGCAACCATGGCATTTCTTACTGTATCTCCATCATTTCCGTTGGGTGTACCAACATTTATATTTATTTGTGCCATATTATTTTAATTATTTCCAGACCATTCTTGAGTAGTCATATCTTCTTTACTAATCTTAAAATTTAAAGTACTAACTTTTATATTAATATTAGATGTTCTAAACTTATAAAATATTAATTTCTTATTATTTGTTATATTAAATATTGCCATTATTGTACCCAAATTAAAGATCCAGCATCTCTAGCTGAAAAGTTAATTACATCAGAAGATAGTCCATCTGCATCAGGACCAGAATGAGTAAATATTCCGTCTATTAAATCTTGTTTACTAATTATTATACCTTCTGATATTGCATTACCATTTAATTTAAATAAACCTGAATTAGCTGTTGATATTTCATCAATTCTTATAGCATCAATTAAATCACCTTCTGGGTCACTATAAGGAGGTGTAAGTTGTGATGTGAACATCTCTAAAGTTAAGGTAGTTATAAATCTATTAGAAGAATATACTGCTATATCTCCTATTGTAGCTGAATTATTAGTAGTAATAAGTGCCCCAATTATATTTATATTAGCTTCATTACTATATAAATTATTTATATCATTTACTCTATAAGTAATAGTATCTGAAAAAATATTTTCATCTGCTCTTACATATTTTAAATTTATAATATCTAATACATTAATTTCTAGTATACCCGTAACAACTATATTATTATAATAAAAAGTACCAGATACATTATTAAGATTTAATAATACTTTATTATATGGAATATTATCTGCACTTGTAAAATTTTCTATTATTTTTGATATAGTAAAAATATATTCAGAATTTGTATTAATATCTATTAATAAAGTATTTACACTAGGATTAATATTTCCAATAGGTATATTACTAGAAATACCAGAACTTATTTTATAATTACATAATATATCTGAATATTTATAAATAAATTTACTAATATAAACATCAATTATATCTTTATAATCCTTATAACCATTAAATCCACTATTAATAGTATCTTGTATAAAATTTCTATAATATATTAAAGTATTAAATAAAAAAATAATAGTTGTATCTAATTTTCCAGATATTTTAGCTCTATTTAGTGCTTTATCTATACTAGATACTAATATTTGTACATTTCTTAAATTCATATAATTAGGAATTATAATATGTATTATTTACTATATTTTTATATTTACTACAAGATATACACTCATTAGAACAGTATTTTTCTAAAGAATTTACTATTTTTATAATTTCATCTATAAAAGAATTTTCTATAGCGGTATTTAATCCATACAAAAGAGTTTGAACATTTACAAAAGGAGCACTATTTTCTGCTAAGCATCCGTCTGCATTTATAACATTTAAAATCTTATTTAAGATACATTCTTTATATCGTGTTAAATCTGAAGTTATTGAATCTACTATTTCATTAACATCCTCAACTTCTATAAAATAAACTCCATCAAAATAATATTGAGATATATCTGCTAAAGAAATTGTTATTACTTCTGTTGCAGAACCAGTTAATTTACTAGTTAAATCAATTGCTAATGAGTAATCTTTATATGTTGAAACTGTCCATAATTTTAAGGAAGTTGCAGAAGCAGCATCAGTTATTGTTAAATCAAACTGTGTTCTGTCATTTGATATACTAAAATTTGTTATTGTCATATTATTAAATTAAAAAAGGAGAGGAGAGTATATTAACTCCTCTCTCCTTAATTAAAGATTACTTATTTATTATTATACTACAGATAAATCTGCTGGTACATTAGCAGTTCCAAGAATTGTTCTTAAATCTCCTAATACTGAATTAGTTTCAGCGTTATTTGCTAAATTATCAACTACTTTATCTACTAGAATAGTTAAAACTTTATTTTGTTTTTCTACTGTAGGAGATTGTCTATCATCAAAATATTTAACATGTATTACATTATACACACCATCAACACTAGCATAATATGGAGTTGCAAAGTCTGCAGGATAACCTGTTTGACGATATACTTCATATTTATATCCTTTAAGTAAACCATTCTAGATTTACAGCATATTTACCAGTTCCGACCCCAGGATTATTTACAGCATTTACAGTAGCTGATAATAGTCCTAAATTTTCAAATGTAGCAGAGCTATTTAAAAATTGTTTGCCAGTTGCATCAAATTCAATTTGTCTACCAGTAATTTTTCCTGGCACAACTGTTTGAGCTTGTCCTACTACTAAAATTGAATCAGCATTAGGAGAAGTTACTGTAACTTCAAATCCACCACGTTTTGTTAAATTTGCGTTTAATGAATCAACAATTCCAGTTGCTATAATTTGATCTGTTACTGCTGATACATCAGAACCAGTTACATAATAACCTGTTACTGTTGCAAAATTTTCAGGTGAAAGAGTTCCACCATCATTATAAATTCTTAATTCTACTGCATAAGTAGTATTAGCTACTACATTACCTGTAAAACCAGAAATTGTCACTGATTTTTGTACTTCAGGAGAATAAGTAGCTAAAATAACTTTACTTACTTTATCTGCTTTTACTACATCAGAAAATTCATAGTTCAATCCTTTAGCTGCATTTCCTGCAGTTTTTTGAAGAACTTTAAAATCATCGCCCAAGGCTGGAGCACTACCATCTGCTGATAGTACTTTAATTTCTTTGTCCGAGGCAGTGGCAATAAATGTTGGAACAGTAGTCTCTGATGCCACTGCATTACCAATAATCAATTCCTCTACCTGGTTTGGTCCAAATACACTCATTTTTATTAATTTTTAATTATTATTATTTTTATTATTCATTTCTTTGATCAATCTGTGTTTTTAATTGAGCAGATTGAGGTTTATAATCTACTAAAGCTAGTTCAACAGCTCTATCTAATATTTCTCTATGTATACTATTACTAAGTTTACATGTCTGAGAAGTTGTAATTCCATCTATACTTAATCCTTCTCCAGGAAATGTATCATCTAAATTAGTTAATACTATTGGTTCTGGATATTTAACATATCTAAATTTATATTCACTTATAGTATAAGGACTAATTAATTCTATATTTTTAGTTCCTGATACATGAGTATAAAAATCTAATCTCCAAATAATTTTATCATTTGGTTTTTTAAAAGGATTATTTATTTGAATTCCATATTCATCATGTGTTTTAGGAATTACTTTTAAATACTTATTATTAATACATAAATCACTAGATTCTATCTTAGCTTGTTCTTGTATTATTAAAAATGTATCATTAGGTATTTTAAAAAATTTAGAATCTATTGAGATACCTTCTATAGAATTTAAAATAACATCTGATGTATAACTTTTAACTAATTCTTTTAAATCGTCTCTTCTCTTAGAAGAATTTTCAAATCCTCGTTGATATTTATTTCCTTTAGGATTAAAATAGTTTTTTACTAATTCTAATTGTGCTTTTGTAAGATATACTGATTTCTCATATAAATCTATATTTGGTGCAGCATTTGTAGCAATACTATTATAATATATATCCCATTCATTAGAAAATTCTGTAATAGTCATACTTATTTAGTATTATTTATTCTAGCTTCTAAAAGTAAACGAACTTCTTGATTTTTATCTTTATCTAAATATTTTATAGCATTTTCAAAAGATGGTAACTCTCCTGTTTCACATAATTCTAAACCATCAATAGTGATATATTTATTAGAGTTTCTTTTAATTACACCAACTTCTACTCCTTTTTTAACTAATACTTTAGTATCGAATGAAGGGTCTTGTATAATATCTAAGAAAGATGAAGGCATTGAGTCTACGTATTCTTCTACTTTTCCTTGTATCCAAACTAATTTAGAATCACTAGATATAGGTTGATTAGTTAATAATTTCAATACACCAAGTAACTTATCTCTATCATCTTCTATTTTACCATATAACTTGTATGCAAGTTTCTTAGTATCCAATTTACTTTTTCTTTCTTTAAATTCCTCATTACTTCTAGTAATTGCAAATTGGTATGTTTGTTTATCATTACGTTCTTTCCATGAAGGTGCAATTTCATCTTTTAAGACTGATAAAATTCTACTAGAAATATAATCCATTGGATTACTTAAATCTAATTTATTACTTTCATTTTCTTTAAATAATGAAACATAAAAAGTCTTCCAAAAATCACCATATACTGATAAATTCAGATTTGTTTTTTTTTCTAAATATTCTTTTTCTTCATCAGTAAGAACATTAGCAATTGCTCCATTTCTTTGTAGAGGTGCATAATATTTCTTTCTAGCTCCTAATAACATTCCACCAGATATAACATGATTGTCTTCTACATGTGATGCCATTCCTCTTTTTCTAGGTATAAATTTAACTACTATTTCTTCTTTAGGTAGTTTAAAATTAACCTTTTTTTCTTCCTTTACTTCTTTTTTCATTTTCTCCCATTTTTAAAATTATTATAAATTGAAGGGGGTATATATAACCCCCTATCAACTATTTATATACACTTAATTTGTATTTCTTATCCTAGCAAGGCTGGTTTTAGTGTTGCAGTACGTGAAGGGTCTTTAACCATTGCACCTGTGCCACACATAGCACTCATAATAGCTGAATCTTCCATATGTTGCATAACACCACCTCTACGTCCTGTGAAAGGATCTCTAATACCTGCTTTGTATCCACGTAACTCATCGTCACCTTTTACTTTTATTTTTTGGATATTAGGTTCTTCCATTGATCCAATATAAAGGATATCATAACGATAAGATTCTGCTACACCCCCATCTGGATGTAAAATCTTATTACGTACTTTATCATCATACATAGGATCTACTTCTAACATTACATGAATATTGTTAGGAGCTGTCCATTCTGTAAATTGGAATCCAGCTTTATACGCATTACTGTGGAATTTAGAAGGTACTTTGGAAATACTAGAAGCATTTGTATTATCAAATCCTATTGCTAACCATCCAGAAGCATCTGCAGTTACTGCTCTACTAAATTGAGCTGCACCTCTTTCTCCTGTACGTAACATAAACTTACGTTCAGAGAAATCTAATTTACCTTCAACTAATTCTGATAATAAATCTTCTAATATTCGTATAGAAAATTTATTATAACTAGTAGTATTACTAACTTCCATTTGTTCTCTAATACCAGAACCAGCTTTAATCTCAATATTAGAAGCTCCTTTATTAAGGAATCGTCCATTTTCATCTCGGTTTGTTTTACCAAACATTAATGTTCTAGCTTTAATTCTAGAAAGAGATTTTTCAAATTGCCAATATACCTCTTGCATCCAAGTTACAGATTTATGTACTTTTCCAGTATTTGCATCTCTAGTCTCAATTCCTGCAAAATATACAGGTTTAACTTTTACGTCAATCATTGCTCCAGAAACTTTATGTTCCATACGTAATGTAGAAACTGAATTTCTCATTAAATAAGGAGATGTAAATTGAATATCAGCACCACGAGTAGATAATTCATCTTCTACATAGGCAGATTCAATACTAAATCTATTCCCTGCTACCAACTCACTTCCAGGAACTCCTGCTAGAGTTTCTTGACCTCCAAATACTTCAGCTTCATAAACATAATTACCGCCATCTTCTTGGGCCTCTGATATAAGTCTAAATTGATATATATCGGGGCGTAGGCCTCCAATAACATGAACTTGACTAAAATATTTTTCACCAAATACTAATTCTACTTTTGTTCTAGCTGCACCTACACCAGTATCACCTGATAGTACTACTGCTCCATTAAAACGAGCTTCCACAAGTGGAATATTACGTTCATCACTTCCTACTACTTTCCAAACAAAATCATCAGAAGTTTGCAATACTTTTTCTGGAAATATAGATAGAGTTGTATCTAAATTCTTCATTCCAGAATTTTGTAAAAGTACAGTTGTAAGAGGAGATACTAATTGAGGCTGTTTTCCAAATATAGCACCAATATGGTTTTTTAATGTTAGCCCTGACCAAGATTTTCCCTTAGTCATGACAAATTTTGATAAACTCATAAATTTACTTTTTAATTAATTATTTTACTTATTTTTATTTAATCTATTACTAACTCAGTCCCTAGACTATTATAACTATCAGGGTCTGACATATAAGAAGGAATACCACTATCTCTAAATTTAGTTCTTCTTAATTCTTTTTCTAACTTATTTATAGCAGATGTTTCAGATTTTCTATTAAAACTAGAAAAATCTTTAAATCCTTTAGTCATTTCATATAGATAATATAATTTACTATCAAATTCTATAGGATTTTCTCTCCTATCTTTCATCAATTGATTTTCTAGTATACCTGTAGGACTTTTACCTACTATCTTTGTTATACTAGAATATACTTTATCTTGTATAGTTTTATTAACCTTTACACCCTCTATAAATTCTTTTTTATTATAGATTGCATTTTTTAAATCATTATCTATTTTTTCTTGAGCTAGTTCTCTATCTGCAGCCTCTTTCTCCCTTATCTCTGCTAATTGTGCTATTCTCTTGCTTTCTACTATTTTTAAACTTTCTAGACTTTCTTTAGTCATCCTCTACAATTGAGTCGTCTCCTGCTGAAACTGTCTTATCAAGTAATCTTAATGTCTCTTTTTTCTATCTAATCCCTGGCTTACATAGTCTTGATATATAATTTTTTTACTAAGTTCTATATCATCAGACAAACTTTCTTCTGTTATATTATCTAGTGTTAAAACATTATCTTGATATTGTTGATATTCTGCTAGACTAATTCCTTTTTCAAGGGCATCATATCCATCTTGTCCTATTTTTTCTAATAAATAACTTTTAGCTTGATTGTTTATCTCTGACTTTAATGCAGAAGTTAAATCATCAACATTCTCTATTTTATTATCTTTTTGAAGATCTAAAGAAGGTAATAAACCCTGTTCATTAAGAACTGATGCAAAGGAAGAATAAATATTGGGAGAATTNTCATCGTCGGCGTTTTTATCACCTTCCTCTTGATCTTCATCCTCAACTACTTCCTCCGAACTACTGTTCTCATCGAGATTATTTTTATTATCTGCAGTATCTGCATTATCATCTACATCTTCTTCAGTATTTTCTGTACTTTCTTCTGTAGTATTGTCTATTTCATCACCTGGAATAAAGTCTAAATTGACCTCTAATTCACTATCTGAGTCAAAAAGACTCATGTTTAATTCTTGTTTTTCTTCTGCCATAATTTTTATTATTCTCCCATTAATATACAAATATACTATTTTTAGTTATAAAAGTCAATTAAATTTATTATAAATTCAATTTTTTCCTCATTACCTCATAGCTATTTTTTACTTTGTTTGGAAATATTTATTTTTTTATCTTCTCTTAACATTTTATCATTATGTTGCTTCATAGCATCATTAAGTGCTTTTATTTTTAATAACTTTTCTTGTTGTAATTTTTCCCTATCTATATTTAATTTAGATAATTCTAATTCATCAATTATTCCATCATTGTCTACGTCATTATCTTCATTAATTTTTAAGGATGCATTTAAATCTGCAATATAACGTCTTGTATCATTATCTCTTTGATTAGTAATATCTGTAAGATCTACTTTTGTTTGTTCTAACTCCATTAAATCTTTCTGAGTTTGCATTGCTAATTTATGAGAATCTTCTGCTGCTTTTGCATTCCTAGTATTAACTTCTTCTTCTGCTATTTCTAATTTTTTCTTCATATCAGATAAACTAGGGCTAAAGTATATATCCATTATAGTAGACATTGTACCACCATTTTGTAAAAATGCTTGAGCATATTGTTTAATAGCTTGTTCTAATTCTGCAGTTTTACTAGAACTAGTACAAACCATTCCATAATCCGCTTCTGCAAATTCCTCTCCATCTATATTAAGTATTTCAATAGTCTGATCATCTAATATATATTGTACCTTTTTATTATTACCTTTTAAAGCTATTTTAGCTGTTTCTAAGAAAGCAGTTAATACTCTTAATTTTAATTGCTCGTGATTATGAAACCAAAATTCAGTGATATGACTAGATTGATTAACAGATCTTTCTACTCCTCCTACAGTTTCAGTATCTGTAATCTGCCCTTGACGTTGCTTAGATACACCAGCTATTTCACTCATCTCTCCTTTTATATATTCTAAAAGATTTATTTGCATTTGTATATCATTACCAGTCTGCATGTCTATAGATCTTCCTCCTTGAGTATTAAATCCTCCTGCTAATTTACCAGTAGCAGCTCCATGATTTCCTTCTTTAAAAGAATCTACTACTGCAATTTTATTAACTACAGCAAAATGTAACCATTTATCTACTTCCCAATTTTCAGGAATTTTAGCTAAATCCAATTCAAATATTTTACCATAATTTGTAGAAATAGATTTATTTAATCTATCCCATATTACATCATAAAGATACTGATAATTTTTACATCTATCTAGTAAGGAAACTGCTTTTCCTTGATTAGTATTATAAATTTGACCTATAATACCTGGATGACATTCTGAAGGATTATTTAATTTATTATATTGAACGGGTTTAGGCCTCATGTTAATATAAATATCTTTACCTATTTTAGTACCTTCCCACCATTCATTAACCCATAAATCAGTGCTTTCCTCCCCTAATTCTTTGTCTACAATGTATTCCTCAGACATTATTTTATATTCTTCTTCACCAAATTCAGTATAATATTTTACTTTTTTAACTTTTTTTAATGACTTCCAATATACTCTTAATACTCTTATATTTCCATTTTCATCTGTAAAATTTGAATTGAAATACGTGTCCGTTGATTTTCTGCAATATCAAATAAATTCTCCATTGAATCTCCTTCAGTATTCAAACTTACACCATCTCGTAGTAATGTATGATTATTTTGATCATCAGAATATGTGCCTCTAGAAGTAGTAGTAGTATATTCAGAAATATAATCAATATCTTTTGGTTTTAATTGGTCATGATAATAATCTATAATTTTACTAGGACTCCAATGATCTTCTAAAATTATTAAAGAAGAATCCTCTATTCTGGAGGAATTACCAGATCTAATAGAATATACTTTTAAAGGATTTAATTTGTCTAATACAGGTTCAGATTGTACTATATCTACTTGATATATCTCTTCAGCTATTATTAAAGCCTCTTTAAATCCATTATTAAATTTAGTTTTAAAATCTTGTTCTGCCCAATAATGTCTAAGAATTTGATTAGCCATTCTTTCTCGAATATCTTGCCAATCATATTTCATATATTTTTCTAATTCCTGTAACTTTTGTTTTAATTCTTCCTCCTTATAATTACTTTTAATATATTCAGATAATCTATTAAATAATATCCTTTTTTTATCTTCTTCTTTTTTAGTAATAGCATTTTGATTAGTAACAACTACTTTCCAGTCAAATCTTCTTTTAATTTCTTCTCCTACTAATAAATCTATTTTTGGAACTACAATAGGATGATGAGGTATATTATCAGGTATAAAAGATACATCCATATGGTATGGATTTACAACATCTGTTAAATCTCTTACATCTACTTTACCATCATATAAATTAAGATTAATAACTTTATTTTTTATATCTTTACGTACTCTTTCATTATTATAGAAAGTACGTTTATCTGCATAGTCAATATTATTTCTTCTCCATGTAGCAGTTTTACTACTATAAGGAATACGTTGTTTAGGTAATGTTATATTATTTATTCTCATGTCGATATCTTAAAACCTATAAATATAATAAATTATATTTATATAAACAAATTATTTATTTACTTTTTAAAAATATTTACCATTAACTAATAGCTATTAATTAAGTAAATATATTTTTATTATTATTTTTTATTAAAATTTCTGTTAAAAAATGGGTCATTCCCTAATTTTTTAATTTTTTTTCCTTGATTCTCTTTTATCCTATCAATTTTCTTAGCTCTATCCTCTCTTAAAATAAATAACATAATTCCTGCTGATACTCTATCAAAATTTCCATCTGAATTCCATTTTATACATTCTTCAATGTAGGCTAATCCTCTTAATTTATGTAAATTTAATCTCTTATCTTCTTCTACACCATGTGCTTTTTTTAACATCCATTCCGCCTGTAATAATCTTCCCCAAGCATTAATTTTACTATTTGCATGTGTGCCTTTACTGCGATTTCCATATAAGTTTGTACTTTTTACAAATTCCATATCTTTTAAAATTTGTGGTACATCTGCTAAATAATATAATGCATTTTTTCTATCAAAATAACTAAATAAACCTTTTAAATTACTTTCATAGTTTGCTTCTGCATTATAAAATTGCAGAACTCTTAATGCTATATCATAAGCATCATTAGCCATTTTAGGTCTTCCAGAATATTCTGCTACAATTCTATCAGTAAAAGTATCCATAACTAGTATACTAAATAATGATGGTCCTGTTTCAGCATCTATAGGATCAATTCCTGCTATATATCTACCTCTTACTATTTCTCCATCTGCATTTTTCTTAGGCATTTCAAATATCTCAAGACACCCTGTTCTATCCCCTGTACTAATATCATAAGATCTCAATGGAAATCTATCAGCTACAGGTCTCCAAGAAAGAGAACTATCTGGGTTATATACTAATTCTCCAACATAATGTTCTGCTAAAAAACTTTCTTTTTTTACAGAAATAGTTTCTAGATACTCTTTTAAAATCTGCTACAGGAAATAAAGTACCTTCAGTACGCATAATTGCTTCTTGTGGAGTTATACACTCCTCAGCCTTTTTCTGAGTTATAGCTCTAGAATCTGATGAACTATATTTAACTAAATACCTATCATTACATACCTCAATTAATGCTTTAATTACATCAGGTTCTCCTGAAGAAATATCATAACAATTATGTCTATTTAAATAGGCTCCCCAGAAAAAACCACATTTTGTTTCTCCATTAGTATTTTTATCAAAAATATTAGGAATACTATATATATTATAAGCATTTGAATTATAAAATAATTTTTCAGACCCTTCAAAAGAGGCTCCTTCAACTCCACCTGTACCTCCTGCAAGCATAAACCCAAATGTAACACCACCATCTTCAACAGCTTTTCTATTTACATTCCAAGCTTTCTCTAAATTAGGAAATAATCCGTCTTCCTCATAATGAATTAATGGCCCACGAATACCACGAGCTTTATCTGGGTTATCTTTCATGGATACTCCAAATACTGATGATAATAAACCACGTCTAGTACCATATTCATCTTCATACCCTAGCTGGACTTCCATAGCTCTTTTACCATCTACTAATCTCATTCTAGGTAATGGTGTATTATCTGCTATCCAATCTAATGTATCTAATATTTTACCCCATATTCCTTTATCTCCAGATAAAAAAGTTTTCTCTGATGCTAAATGGAAATTTGGATTTCCTGACCCAGGATATACATACATATTTCTAGGGCTCCATGCTGCTGTTTTAAAACTAAAACCAACTCCTCTAGTTTTTAATAATTTACCATGTTTACCTACTTCCTTAGCTTGATGTACATAATGAAAAAATAAATAATCTCCTAACCATGGTTTTGGAAATCTTTTAACTCTTTCTCCTTTTTTATTTCCTTTAGTATCTTCTGCTTTTTCTACTAACCATATTTGAGAATAGTTCCAATAAAAATAAAGTTCACCTGGTATCCATTCTCCATCATTTCTTACTAACCCATGTTTCCATCTCTTTACTTCTTCTCTCCAAAAATTAGCATATTCAGATTTAGGATTACTATTAGGAATTATATTAGTATATCTTCCATTTTTTTCAAAAAATAAAGCTCTTTCCCTAAAAAAGTCCATATTTTCTAATATATGTGGATTAGTTATATCTATTTTTCTCCTACCATCCTCATATTCTATATCCTCTCCTTTACTATTTTTATATGTAAGAACTGGTCTATCTTTTATAAAACCTCTATCTTCCTCTTTAGCAATTAAATTTTGTATAAATTTTACAGTAGATATATATTCAAGAATATCATCCCATACTTCCTTTGGTAAACTTTTTTTCAACTCTTTAGTTAAAGGAGTTTGAAATTTATTCATTTTTATATCCATAAATTTAATTTAATACTATTGCTTCTGTTCCTAAAATAGTTTTAGCCACTGATATAGCATTTTGTAATGCACATCTAGTAACCTTTAATGGGTCTATTATACCATTTTTAAATAAATTTTCATTAAGAAGTTTTCCTGTGTTTTTTTCAATAATATGATATGGCTCTTTCAAACCTTTTGTAAAATTACTATTTAAATTTAATGATGCTTTATATAAAGCTACTCCACCCCCTTCAACTATTCCCTCATCTAAAGCACATCCCACGGCTAATACTGCATCTTCTATCCTATCTTTACGTTCCTTCATTTCAACTTCAGACTTTCCTCCAACTTTTAATTACTGCTACTTTTCCAGTAAGATTTTCTATTCTTTGAATAATTAAAGTATTATCTAATTCAGAATTATTTTTTACATATTCTTTAAGTTCTGTAAGTCTAGTAGAAGTTGTAATTATTATTTTTAGTATTAGTAAGAATAGTTTTATCTTTGAAAGATATTATACTATCTAAAGTACCTAATTTATTTATATCAATATGTTTGATATTAGGATCAAGAACTTCTGCATTAGTATAAATAGCAATATCCTGCATTAAATCTTTTCTATGTGTTGCAAATCCTGGAGATTTTATTAATCCTACCTTAAGAGCTCCATTATTATAATTCATTTTAAATATATTAAGCACTGATTCAGAGAAATAATCTGCTATTATAATAATAGGTCTATCTCCTATTAGTTGTAATAATCTACTTATACCTTCTAGTTCATTTAATTTACCATTAATTAACATTATTAAAGGATTAATATATTCAATTGCTTGTTTACTTCTATTATTAATAAAAGCATTATTAAAATAACCAGTGGCTAACTCTATACCATTAACCTCTATTAATTCATCCTTAAACTTATTTCCTTCCTCAATTTTAATTATTGAAGAATGATTATATGCATTTTGTATTAATTTTCCGATAGTTTTGTCATTATTAGCAGATATTGTTGCTACATCTATTATATTATTAAACTTTAATTTTTTTGATTTTAAAATTAAATTATTTTTTACTTCTTCTTCAACTTTTTCTAATTCCTCCTTAATATTATTATAAGAAGTGCCTTTATTAATTAAATTAAACCCTATATTTATGAAATTTTTAGCTAAACATATAGAAGTAGTTGTACCATCTCCTGCTTCATCAACTGTAGTTTTTGCAACTTGTTTTAAAAGAGTAGCTGCAGTATTTTCTATAGGATCATTTAATTTTATTTTATTAGATACAGATACACCATCCTTTGTTATATAAGGATCCCCATATTCATCTGGTATAATAACTGTACTACCATTAGGTCCTAATGTTAGTGTAACTGTGTCTGCTAATTTATTAACTCCTTTTATAAGTTTATCTCTTAACTCATCTCCACTTACTATCTCCTTATAGTCCATCTTCATACATATTAAAGGATCTTGCTCCTTTCTTTTTATTTTCATTGTTTAATTGTTCTTTCACTACTTCTTTATAAGAAGCTTTCAAGTCCGACATTAGTTTAGGCATTCTACTATTAGCCATAGTAATTTTTGCTATATCTGTAACAGGTTTTCCCATTTTATCTCTCTCCTCAAGTAACTCAGCTGTTCTTTCTAGATAATTACCTATATCAGTAGCAGATTTAAGTGACTGTATATATAATTTTTCTATAACTGTATAATGTTTAGTGTATAATGCAATTGCTTTTTTAATCACAGAATCAATTTTCCATTTATCTGGTAATCCTATATCTCTTTTAATTTCTGATTCTCTTATAAGTTTATCCATAGAAAGATAATCAGATTTAACATCACAATAAAAATAAAGAAATAACATTTCTTTATTTGCTATTTCTTTTTCTTTAGATTTATCTCTATCTAATATTTTTTTAAATGCAGTGAGTCCCCAAGCCTCCTCGGCTACATATAATTTCCAATTTTTAAATTCAAATAGTCTCATACAATTAATTTTATATAAAACCACAGAGTCCGACTAGGTAAATCTATGTCGGACTTGTTGGTCTCATAAATATTTATAATTATTACAGTCCAAAAAATCTATAAATAAAGAAATATATTTTATCACTTTCTTTAAGTTCTTTAAAATCTGTTAATTTTGCTTTAGTAGTTAATGACTTCTCTTTTTCTCCTAATACATTGAGCTCTTTTATAGCTTTATTTTTATCTTTAGACCCTTCTAGAGAATAATTCTCCCCATCTTTTTTTCCATATTTTTTAAATACTTCTAGTCTATCTTTTTCAAAACTAACTATAATTTCTTGTACTTCTGCTAATAGTTTTGCTACTTCGTATTTTTCAATAAATCCTACAGTTTTTTCTGCCATAAGATTATTTAATTCTTTGTTAAGCATTACCAATTCATTAATTGTAAACTTAGCTGTTCCTTTTCTTACTCCCATTTTATTATATATTTATTATTATCTATTATCTTTTGCTTTAATATATGTATCATATATAATAGCATACATTCTATCATCTACCTTAATTGGGTCTATTTTTATAGACCCTACTTTACTATAAGCATCCTCAGCTGAAGTATTAAATACCATCATTTTTTCTAAGTCTAATAATACTTTTTGTCCTGGTTCTACTTCATTTACAAATGAACCAGTAGCCACTATAAACTGTGTATCTGAAAAGGCACTTTCTGATAACTTTAATCCTTCATCTTTTTCATCAGCATTTACTGTAATAATTACTCTATTTTTCAATGGTTGTACTGGAAAGTCTTTTATCACTTCTAATACTCCATCTTGATCTAAATTATTTACTTCTTCCATTTTTTTTATTGTTTAAATTAATAATATTCTCCCGTTGTTTGTTTCTTCTTTTTATTAGGGGATAACTAACAAACAATTTTCCAATTCCCCTAATCATAAATACATTTTTTAATTTTTTTAATTCCTCTTCATCTCTTATATCATTTAAATCTAATTTTTTATATATTTCTTCTATAAATTTATAAGGTGATTCTACCATCTCTTTTATTATAGAATCACTTAAATTATATTTCAATCCTATAGTATGTATAAGCTTTTTAATTTTAATATTTTCAATTTTACTCATGTATAATATTAAAATTAAATATTATTTTAAAATTTTTACTATCTTGTGTTAACTCAGGTATAAATGTTTTAGTAATTTTACCATCTTTTATAATATCATTTTTTCTTAATATACTTAATATATTTTGTAATACGGCATCTTTAATATTTAGTTCATCCTTAATCAATCTTCTAGTATCATAATCAAATATAACTTTCCATAATATTTTATTATTACTAATATCTTTTTGGTATTTATAATGATAATATAAAAATAACGCTAAAACTTTCTTTTGTTGTTTTGTTAATTTATGAAAAGAACTAGTAATATCTAACCATTTAAGAAATAAATTTTTTAATGATATATTAATATTTGCCATTTTTGTATTAATCATCTTTCTTAACTTCTGTTTTCTCTAAATAATCATCTATATCCTTATATATAACTACCTCATTAGTTGCTCCACATCTCATACATACATCATTTGCTACATCATCACTTTCAATGTGTAAACTATTACAGTATTTACATGCAACTACTGGTAAATCATCATAATCTATATTACTATGTTCCATTTCTTTTATTTTATTTTTAATATCAATTATATACTCTGTAGAAAATACTGGAAAAGGTGCTAAATTATTATAATATTCTAAATGATTAACTACTTTATTAAGTTCTTTTATTATTTTAATGTTCATTTTTTTTAACTTTTATATCAGCTTTCCATGTATTATATATACTATTCTCTTTTATACTAATACTATAAGAATAATTTAGGAAATTTTTTCATAAATAATTCCATATCTGTTTTAAAATTATCTATTTCCTCTAGTATTTTAGTCANACTAGTATCTTCTACTGTATATATTTTATCCATTTATATTATTTTCTTTTTTAAAGTTCTCCCACTCTTCTTTTCCCATTAAATCAGGAAATCTTGCTCCATTATTACACGATTTCTTTACAAAATGTTTACCAATTGGTTCACAACCACAATGAACGCAACCTTTATTAGGGATACAATCATCTTTACATTTAGAATGTCTGTATGCTACTTGTTCCTGTATATGTGGTTGTAAACCTATTAATATATCATATGCTTCTTTAGAATATCCTTCTATAAACGACATTATATTACTTATTGTCAGCTTTGCCATCTTTAATATTTTGTAATTTACCTAATAAAAGCATTTGTTCTAGTTTCTCTAACTTTCTGTTAGTATATTTCTCTGCAATTTCTACTATATTTTCTTCATTCCAATTAGTTTCATTTTTATATATTATTGGGGCAATACTATCTAGTTCATCCATTATCTTATAGATTTGTTTCATTCTATATTTAACTTCTTTTCTTTCTTTTATAACACCCATTCTTTTTCTAGTTCTTAAAAAATTACTCATTATCTATAAATTCTATTATTTTATCGAAGTCACTTCTATTTATTACAATAAAATCAGCTTTTAAATCCACTACCATTTTATCATGTTTTGGGTAATTCTTTTTAGTTTTTATTAAATCATCTTGCATATGTGTCATTAAAAATGATAAATAATTTCTCTTACTTTCTTCTAATTCTTCTACATTAGGTATTCCATTATCTGTATTAATTAATACTTGGTGTATTCCACCAGTATTATATACTTTTTCTTGTATTAATTCTAATACTTCTTCCTTATTCATATAAATTTGTTTTTATTTTACTATAAAATTCTCCATTTATGTTTATAGTAAGTATATCTTTAATCCATATCCCTTTATGTTTTATAAATATACTTATTATTCTTTCTTTATTTGTGCCATACATCAATCCTACATTGATATCAGTATCTATATTTCCTCTATATTTATGTGTATAGGTATGCTGTCTATTAAATACATCATTTAGATTATTTACTAAATCTTGCTTTATTTTTAAATATTGATTAAAAATATCATTTTTTATTTTATCCATATTCTTTAATAGTTTAATCTGCTAATATCATAAGTAGGATAAGTAGGATAACTAGGTGTATATGTATAAATATAATTTGAAATTATTTTATATTCTTTTAATTCCTCGCTACTAAATTTACTATTTATAAATTCTATAAATTCTGAAAATACTACTTCATCCTGTATTACAATTGTTTTATTTTTTGTATTAATCTCTATTTTCATTTTTTATTATTGTATTGATTTATTGTAAGGTTCTTCTATTGCTGTCTGTTTGTTAAATATATAATTATCTTTAACCATTTTACATCTATCTAAAAATCTATCTTTAATACTTTCCAGTGTATCCCATTCAAAAGGTTGAGGATATTGATATCTATCTTCTACATATGTTATAAGGTTAGTCTTACTATCCGCTACAAATGTCTCAAATAACATACTACCTTTTCCTTCCATATGGTTAGGTATTACTTGTATATCAAATCTAGGATATCTTAAAAAGATATTATAAGCTGCTAAATTTGATAATGATATTCTTTTACTTCTTTCCATAATTTTTTTATTCTATGCAAAGATACAACAAATATTTGACATATGCAAGTTTTTTAGCAATTATTTTTAAAAAAATACAAAAAAAGCCTATAAAATTGTTTCTATAGGCTATAAATTATGCTAAATATAATATTATATATTATTATTTATTATACTTACTTACTTAAAAGATATAAAACTCCCTTAACTCCCAATCCTTTTAAGACTTTAAGTTCCATTATTTATAATAATTCTTGTATAATAAACAGTGTTGATTATTTTAATCTGCCCAATCTAATTTTAAAACCCTACCTCCTAGGAACATATTAGATAATTTATTATCTTGAATTATTTGGGAATGGTTATTCAATTACCATCATTTAATCTCACCCTTGGCACCTAACTCTTGAAGTTGCTTTTTAAACTTGATATTAGGTTGACTTTCTTTCAGATTAAATTATTTTATGCAAATATACAACATTTTTTTACAAAAGTCAAATTTTTTTGCATTTATTTTCTAAATAAATTAAATATGTGCTTAATTTACCATAATTTGTACCATTTTTTCTTCTTTTTCATTATTACTAATATAGAAGGAAATGGTGCACCATTAGTAGCTCCTCCAAATTTTAATCTGCCTTTTATAAATCTAATTTCATAATTATACTTTAATATATTATCATGAAACCATTTAGTATCAGTTCTAGCAGGTAATAAAGCTACTATAGTACTATTATGTTTTCTAACTTCTCTATTAGCTTTTTCCAACCATTTACCTATCTTTCTACCATATGGAGGATTCATCCAGCATATACCTTTCCAATCACACATTAATGCATTTTCTTCTATAGTATAGTATTCTTTACATTTAGCCGAATCATCTGTAGCACAGACATCCCATTCAAACTTAAANTCTTCATTTACTTTATCAAAAAAATCCTGAGGAGTTTCCCAAGTATCTTTCTCACTACTAAACATTACTTCTGTATTCATATTATTATTATTTACTACAAAGATACAACAAATATCTGATATATCCAAATAAAAAGACAATTATTTTTAGTTTTTATAAAATATATAGCTAAAAATTTTTTTTGGGGTTTTTTGAAAAATTTTAATAGTATTGAGAGAGCTTGATAATCTATATATCACCCCCCACTCTCTTTTAAGTTTGGGAGGTACCCCGTAGTGTGGGTGCCATATTATTAATTTAAATTATTTTATATTATGTTACGAATTACAGAATTAGACGACGGGTCAAGAGTTTATGAAGAATTAATTGACGGCACCTTAATTAAGATAGGTGAAGAAATTAAAAAACTTGACAATGATAAAAAAACACCTTATCGTAATTGCATTGCTACTTACAAAAACAGCAAGGGAGTAGATAAAAAGGTTTCTGCAAAACTTTGGGAGAAAAGTTTAACTAGTAACCCAGAATCATTTGTACCAAATGCTGAAATTACTCTTGCAGTACAAACAAAAGGTAGTTTTAGAGGATTTTCTAAAGTTGAATTACCAAATATGCTAGTTGACCTAGATGATTTATTTGGTAGAGAAACTGAAGAAACAGCTTCAACAGTAAAAGCTACTGAAGAGCCAGTTGAAGCAGATGCTTAATTAAAAAATAGATTAAATAGATAAATTAAAAGGGTAAGAATTAACTTACCCTTTTTTTATTTTATTGTCTATTTGTATACTTGTCAACTTGTCTAAATGTATACATTTGTTTGTCCCTCAACTATTTATTTATTAAGTAGTTA